GACTTCGATACCACTGCCAGTCAATGGGCTCCTTTAGGATCTCCTGAAGTAGAAAATTATCGTTTGGTAGGGCAAGAGAATTACATGGAAACGAGATTTCTTTCTTTTGCTTATAGATATAGATATGATGACGGGCAATATAGTGCTACATCTTTATTTTCAACTCCCGCCTTTCAACCTAAGCAATTTAGATTCAGTATTCAGGATTATCTAAATGCTGGGATGTATAATCGTTTTAACGCTTGTAGAGTTACTTTTTCAACCGGTTCAAAAAGAGTAAAAGAAATAGATTTACTATACAAACAAACTACCAGTAATACTATTTATGTAATAAAGAGGTTTCGTAAGGCAGATTTAGGATGGGCTGATAATACTTACCAGACTGAAGCTTTTAGTAATAGTGAAATATATACCACTTTAGGTTCGGATGAGTTATTAAGACTATACGATAATGTTCCGCGAATTGCTAAGGCTCAAACTATCCAAGGAAATCGTTTAATGTATGGGAATTATGTAGACGGATATAATATAAAAGTAGCTCCAGGTGGTGCAGATATTGATGTAGATTATTGGTGTGCACCAACCTCTAAAGAAATCGCAGGGGAGGCTATAGGAGATGGAGGAACTACTAATCCGCAGGTTGCTAATTCAGCATATACTATTGGGGGAGGAACCGCTGGTCAAGACTCTCTTTTAACGTGGGATTTAACTAATGCTAATCCAGCAGCTGGAGATATTGTAGCTGGAACCACTTTTAACTTCTCTTTTTCATTAGAACAAAACGCTTTACAATGTAACCCTGGAGGAACCGCTGATTGTGTTGCTGCCAGTACTTTTGTCCAGTCTTCTCCTTTCACCGTAACCTGTACTTTTACATGTCCTGTGGATTACCCAGATGTAACCACTATGTGTGCAAGCCCGGAGTTTGCGGCTCGTTTTGGAGGAAGCGCATCTCAAGGTTATACAGGAACAGGAATAATGCAGCAAGTGTACCCTTGTAACAACACAGATAGCGGAGGAACTTTATCAGATAGATTTTATGCCGCAGCTATTGATCCGATGACCGGAACCACTATGGAATTAATTAGTGGAGGATTTACTGCAGCAGACCAGTGTGCTACACCTATAGGAGGGTGGCCTCTACTCTGTAGTACCACTGTAATTTCATCAGGAGTAACCGATGGAACTGTTGTTAATTTTTTAACAGACTCTACAGCAGATTTTATTTCAGATGGAGTTGCGAATGGAGATTTAGTTATGGATATGGCTACTGGGTTGTTAGCTATAGTAGACACAACTTTAGGGGCTATTACGATGACAGCCTTACCTATAGCAGACTCTACAGGAGGTTTAGCTGCTTTAGAGACAACAGGTGTTACTTATCAAGTTGTGTCAGGAGGAGGAGCTGTAGCATCTCCTTGCGACCCATTAGGATTTCAGTTTACCCCATTAGCAGGAGGATTCTCACTTAGACCTCCAGCTATACAATATTGGGCTGATGATGGAGCTGGTACTACATCTGAGTCTTTTATATATTTTAATTTTATTGCTTATGGGTGTAGCGCGGGGTATTTAACCTCTGCAGACCAAGGTAGTTTACATTCTAATAGAGACTACGAAACAGGTATTGTTTATATGGATGAGTATGGTAGAGCGTCTACAGTTTTAGTAAGTAATACTAATACAGCTTATTTTGACCCTTCAACTTCAGTGTTTAAAAACAGAATAACAGTGAATCTTTCCAGCCTACCTCCTTGGTGGGCAAAGAAGTATAAGTTTGTAATGAAGCCAAGTGAAGGAACTTATCAGACAATATTTTCTAATATATTCTACCAACAAGACGGAAGTGGAGACGTAGCAAAACAAAACGATCCAAGTTTAGTTTGGTTTAAATTAGAAGGAAACAATCAGAACTTAGTAAAAGTAGGGGATGAATTAATTGTAAAAGTAGATACAGCTGGGCCAGTATTAACAGAGGAAAAATGTACTGTATTAGCAGTTACAGCTTATGCTTCAGCAGGTATTACAAATAAATCTTTAAAAGGTCTTTATATGTTATTAAAGCCTTCTGGATGGACAATAGAATCAACACAACAAAATTATTTTAGAGGAACAAAAAGTAAGGACGCGGATAATACAGGGAGTTTTACGGATGGTTGTATAAATAACTACAATCTTAATGATGACGCTGGGGTTCCTTACACTATTCCGGCTGGTTCTACTATAAGAATTAAAATTAGAAACTGGAGAGGAGGTGGAGGTGGAAGTTGCGATAGTAAAAGTTTAACGTATGACAAAAGCTTTGTATCTACCGCAGATTATCCTAACTTCCATTCATGGACGGTAGGCGATGATTTACAAAGTCAAATGACTTGTACTCAAGCTTCTACCTGTTCAGAGATGAGTATTTCTTATGACCCCGCATTAACTTCAAGTGGAGGCTGTACTAACAATCCTTTTTCAACTGTATGCAGATGTAGAGTTACAGGAACAGGGGCAATGTATTTTGTAAATACCTGTGGTATTCCAAGATGCTGGGAATGGTTTGAATATTATAACGGACATTGTTCTACTTTAATTGAGGTAACAAGAGGTGGGTCTTTATTAGTTTGGGAAACCGTTCCTTTAGATGCGGATCCTAATTTATTTTATGACGCATCTGATTTATTAGATATAGAGCCTATAGCTCCAGGGGGGCAGGCTTATCACATGGCTAAATCAAACTTTACTCAAACTAATCTCCCGGGAGACCCTTACAGTTTACCGGCAGGAGAACAAAATCAAGCACCTGGCCTTGATTTAATTACAACATTAGATTTTTATAATTGTTACACTTTCGGAAATGGAGTGGAAAGTTTTAGGGTAAATGATAGTCCTGCTGGAAAAAGCTTTAATTTGGGAGAAAGAACTTTAGCGGTTTCTAATCAAGACTTTAAAGAAGCGGATAGGTTTGCAGGAATGACTTATAGTGGAGTTTTTAGTGGTCCTGCTAACTCTAATAATTTGAATGAATTTAATTTAGGTCTTGCTAACTACAAAGATTGCGAAACTCGATTTGGTCCTATCATGAAAATGCATGCGAGAGAAACAGACATCTTAGTATTGCAAGAAGATCGAATAACTTATGTTTTAGCCAGTAAAAACGTTATAACAGACTCTACTGGTGGAGGGGCAATCGCCTCAGTTCCAGAAGTTTTAGGAACTCAAATAGCGAGAATAGAAGAGTACGGTATAAGTTTTAATCCTGAAAGTTTTGCGGCTTGGGGTTATGATATGTTTTTTACTGACACCAAAAGAGGGGCAGTAATAAACTTAAGAGGAGCGTCTCAAGGTAGCGACCAACTTCAAACGGTTCAATCTTACGGTATGAACTCTTGGTTTAGAGATTGTTTTAATGCTCAACTTACTACTCAAAAATTAGGAGGTTATGACCCATACATGAAGGAATATGTTATAGGAACTAATTTACGACAAGTTCCTGTTCCTGTTCCTAAAGTACCTTGTGGTCAACAAGTTACCCAAATGAGCGCTACCTCTACATTAGAGTATGAAGTAGACTTAGGATTAGTAATTGGATTAGTAAATGTTCCTTACAATATAAGCTCTGGAACTATCAATATTAGTGTAACTTGGAATGGAACAACTATTTCATCAGGACCAGTGGGTGGAAACGGATTCTTTACTTTTAATAAAACCACAAATACTCCGGATTATGCAGAAGTGAGTATTGATGTATTATCAGGTCCGGCTGCGTTTGATATAACTGTAGAGTGTCCTCCTGAAGAGCAGCTTACTGTAATCCAAGTGGTAGTTAATTCTCCAAATTATTCAGGAGAATTTATTACTACATCTTACAATTGGACAGACGGAACTACAATTAGTCCTTATGCTGGTTTTTCTCCTGCTGAATTAGTTACCTTACAACCTTCAGAGTATCAAGCTCAAACAGGTGTTAGGTCAATTGGTATTTTCCCTTACAGTGGAGCGGATATCACCTTGCGTACTCAAAAGATTCCGCCAGACAATTTTGATTTTGATCCATCAATACATAAATTTAGAATATTATCTTCTAATACCCTTTATACTAATTCGGTGGCTGACACAAACACTTTATTAGCGGCAGCTCCAGTAGTTGGTGGTCCTATTACTAATCCTTCTGTTGATACTTATCAGGCTACAGAGACAGCTTTATCTATGCCTTCAGCTAATCAATATTTATATTTAATTTGGGATTTACGACTAATAGGGTCTTCAGAATTATGTTATTGTGTTCCTCCTCCTGTTGCTTCAGCTGATGATGTATGTTGTACTTGTGCGGTAGGATGTCAACAGGTCTATGTGGGACCTCAAACTTTCAGCGCGGCAACTGCTTGTGCTACTGATACAAATAGTCCTGGATTCCAACAAATTGGATTTAATGGACCAGGATCTATACCGGCTTTAGGAAATATTGTTTACGATAACACCTCTTGTAATGTAGGGAGTTCAGGTAATTATCTACCAACTGGATTTTATGTGGTAGACCCCGCCTCTCCTTCCGCAGCATCCCCTAAAAACTGGATAGAAGTAGGGGCTAATGGAGTGGTAATAAATGCCGGCTCATGTTAAAAATTAAATATATTAAACTATGACTACTTGCAGTACAAATACATATTATTGGGCGGGAGCTTCATTTGCTTCCGCTGTTACAATTTATACCGACCCAAACTTAACTACCATAGCTAATGATGGGTGGTATTCTATCGGAGGTATATACCGTCAAATGGTTGGTGGAGTGTTAGGGCCTGCAACACCATGTCCTTCATGTGTAATACCTTGTGGTACAGGTATAAATATTGGAGGTTTTAGTACAGGGTTATTTACTATTGCATTTGATATGGGAACAGCCCCAGGAGCAGCGGTAGTAACTTTTAGCTCGGGAGTTAATAACACTACTTTAAGACCTATTCCAGATGGACTTACATGGAATTATAATGGAATGGCAAGCTCTGAAGGGTCAGCTTTAGTTGGTGGATATCAAAGAGGTATAATAGGAGCTCCAGATGGGCCTCCAGCAACCTTTTCTGTTCCTTGTTTTAATAACAATCCAGGAACCCCTCCTATTACTACAGCTACGGGGAGTTCAGGTATTCAACCAAATGGAGCTCAATACTATATTTGGGACGCAAGTTTAAATAATTTTGTTGCCAGTGGAGCGGCAACTATGGGTCCTTATACAGGTATTACTAATAATGTAGGTGGTTCGTCAGGGGTTTATCCTAATGTGGAGTCTTTAGAATCTACTTGTTTAGACTGGAATTGTACAAACACAAGTAATAACGATTGTAACCCAGGAAGTGCATTAAACGTACCTGCGTCTCCTTTGGATGGAGCTCAACCTTTAGCTCCTAATTTAGCATCACCAGCCGGAACCCCATGGCCTTTATCTAACGGAGAGTATAGAGGGTGGACTTCGGTTATACCGTCTCCTTTAGGGGTTACTAATAGTATTGCTACTATGGTTATAACCGCACCTTGTATAAACACTTGGTGGGGTATTCATGTTCAATGTCCTCGTCAATTGACAGGGATAGAGAGAAGTCTTCAATATCCTTTAGGAACTGCATTTAGTACGATATGTGCACATTCGTTAGGATTTACATTCTATCATGTTCCGGTAGATAACTCTGGAAATACCAATCCTAATTCATCATACTTTGTGGGTGGAGCTCAATTTCCCGCAAGTTACGACCCAACAACACCAGGTCAATACGGTCAGCCAGATGGGGTTTTAGGATTACACGATTTAGTTTTCGAAGATCCAGACGGGGTAACACCATTACCTGTAGGAATGTATAAAGTAAGGTTTGACGCTCAAGATGGAGGGGGAATATCAGACTGGGTAATAGAAGTAGGAATGTTAGAATATGCAGATGTAGATGGATTAGGGCATGCATTACCTCCAGAAAATTACCCGGGACCTACCCAATCTACAGGAACCAGGATGCCAGGA